TTGTTCAGAATATCATAATTAAAAAAGAACGGATTCAATGTATTCGTAAAACAATCAGAAAAATGATTCTACTGCCAAAGTACAAGCCGATGCAATACTCTATACATTTGAAGCATTCTTTGATGATGATGAAATCTATCTCGATCTGGTTGATCTTGACGAGGTATTCAATTCTCTACTAGGTAATGACATCAGTCAAGACCTAATTGATAGAATAAAAGAAACATCAAAAATAGATGAGTTTAATTTCAGTTTTGTTGTTATGCTCGGAGAGTTAATGTATACACTTGAGAGAGAATCAGTCTCTCTTGAGTTTTATGAATTAGCATACAATTGTAAACAATTAAAGAAAATATTCAGAAATATAGTTGATATTAAATAAATAAATAGTATATTTACAAAAAACAATATATATGAAAACACATTTTAAAAAGTTAATGAATCCAAAGTACTTCGGTTCGTATGAGTTCGCTCCAGGAGAGAAAAAAGTACTAACAATCGACAAAGTTGTGCAAGAAGATGTTCAAGGCGCTGACGGTAAAAAAGAGGAGTGTATCGTGTGCTACTTCTTAAATGCAAAACCGATGATACTGAACGTGACTAATTGTAAAGCAATCGCAAAAGCACACGGTACATCTTACATTGAGGAGTGGTCAGGTAAGGACGTGACATTGTACACAACTCAAGTGAGTGCATTTGGTCAGACAGTTGACGCAGTTCGAGTAGAACAATCAGCACCGAAACCGAAACCATTCATGTCAGATGATAAATTCATCAAGGCAGTTGAGTCAGTTCAATCAGGTAAAACAACGCTCGACAAGATATTGAACGTGTACCAACTTAGTGACGAACAACTTAAAACAATATCACAATGAAAATAAGATGCTCATTACTAGGAAAGATTATGACAATGCCACGAACAAAAAAGGATACATTGTCGACAACTGCGAAAAGTTACATCAAGGATATTGCAAAACAAGACTTCTACAATTATCATACTGACTTCTCTAATAAATACACAACGAAAGGAATAGTAGTTGAAGATACATCAATTGATTTGTATAATGCAGTTCATTTCACTAACTACGAAAAGAACACGAAGAGATTAAATAATGAGTATCTAACTGGAGAATGTGACATCAATGCACCTGATAGAATCATTGACATTAAATCGAGTTGGTCGCTTGAAACATTTCCAGCTCTACAAGAGGATGCATTCAACAAAGATTATGAGTGGCAAATCAGAGGGTATATGATGCTCTATAATAAACCATTCGGAGAGATTGCATACTGTATGGTTTCCACTCCTGATGAACTTCTAAACGACTGGGATAATAACGATATTCACAATGTTGACCATATCGAACCAAGTCACAGAATTACAGTTGTTCACTTTACAAGAGAACTCGACAAAGAGATACTAATCGAACAACAATGTAAATATGCAATAGAGTATTATAAAGAATGTATTAATCAATTAAATAATAAGTAAAATGAATATCAAAGGAACAGTAAAAGTATTAGAAGACACTCAAGAAATCGGAGAGAAAGGATTCAAAAAGAGACTAATAGTGGTAACAACTCAAGAGCAATACCCTCAAGATATTGCAATCGAGTTTACTGGAGATAAAACAAACCTACTCGATGAAATCGCAGAGGGAGAAACTGTTGACGTATCTATCAATATCAGAGGTCGAGAATACAACGGTAAATACTATACAAGCATACAAGGTTGGAAAATCGACACAATCATATAACATTCGACGAGGTTACATCTAGGCTACTCAACAAGTCAAATTGTTCAATGAGGTGCAAGTTAGGATACATTCAAGACTTGCACCGATTTGTTGAGGTTGACATTGAGCTGGTCAAAACAAATCCGAATCCAAAAAAATCAAAACAATGTATTAAATTAAAAGAAGATTTAATATATTTACTATCTGAATACGATAAGATTAAAAAAAATGGAGTCAACATCAAATTTCTTTAACACGACAAAACCATACGAGATCACTAAAGCGATGACGAATGGTCATCATCTTAGTGCTGACCTCGTATCTCATGTTTACATGATAATGATCCAAAGAGATGACATCGAGAATGAATTGAGTTTCTTCACGACGTGTGCTTATCGTCAATGGTCGCTCCCACAATCAGAGTTCAATCGTCTGTACCGTCCAGTATTTACATCTGAGTTCAATGAGTCAACATACGACAATGATGAGGAGGTAATTCACAATGATAAATACAGAGAGTTTTTAAATGAATACCTGAAAAAACAACCGACAACAATCGAGAAATGGTACATTCGAGAAATTGCAGAGATGTGGATGAGTGGAGAAACATACAGAAACATCGCAAAGAAAACTAAAATCAACCCTAGATACATATCCGAAGCAATTAAACAATTCAAATATGATATACTTACTAATTACAACCGCAGTATCAATAAGCTTGATTCTGATGAATTTTAAACTTCCAAATATAAAACCTTTCAATTGTCCGTCTTGCCTTGCTTCATGGATCGCATTGATAATGATTCTTATATTTGAACCAACAATGTGGATGATGTTCCCATCTGCATATTTATTAACTAATTTATTCTTAATCTATGAAACCAAGTAAAGAGTTACAAACTCAACTCGATAGACTCTCCAATACTGGAGCGTTCGCAGTCTCGACAACACTCAAAAAAGAACTACAAGAACTGACCGTATCCATCGGAGTGAACAAACTCATCAACCTCGATTGCGGAACGTGTGTGAGACAAGCAATGCACCAAGTTAATGCACATTTCAGAAAATCAACTCCAGTACTATCAATGAATATGGTCAAGTCAGTTAACGAGATGACATTCTCTGAACTTAGAAAGTCAGCAAAAGCAAAAGGATTCAAAATAAATAGACAAACAACAAAACCACAACTTATCAAATTCTTATCAAATGATTAAATACAACGAATTAAATGACGGTTTCAGAATAGAATACAGACTTCTCGAAACAAAAGAAATATCAGAAAATGTCAAATCTGAACAACTACGATTCTATACAACTCCAATATACAACACAATCGAAGAACTTGAAATCAAAATGAATGAACTCAATTCATTAGAAAATTTCCGTGACGGTGTCGTTCTCTCTTGTAAAAATTTTTCAAAAGATAAATAAATAATAGTATAGGAGTAATAGGAGAACCATTAAACTACTATACACTATTAGTATGGCAAAGAAATCAAAAGAATTTATTGAAAACCTTGAACTGTATGCGTACAAGTACATCGAGGAATGCGAATCGAATACAAGAGAACACGCAACTGGATCAGGTAAGGTGGTCGAGGTTAGAGATAGACATATTCCAACTATCGACTACTTCCTGAGGATATGGCTGCCGAAACATTTAGGAGAGACAATATCAAGGGCAACATGGTATCAATGGCTGATAGACAACGAGTCACAGTCAGACACTATAAAAAGAATTGACTCAGTATTCAAATCGCTTGCGGTCAATATTGTAGCGAATGAGGGCAAAGGAATATTCTATGCAAAGAACCGTTTAGGGATGCATGACAAACAACACATTGAGAGTAAGAACGTAGACAAATTTGATTTTGATTCTTAGTGAGTACAGTAAAAGGATATAAACCGCATCCGAATCAGAGATTGATACATGACAGTATCATCAATGAGAATGCAAAATATTACGTCTGCAACATTGGTCGTCAATGGGGGAAGACTATGTTTGCAACGAATCAGATGTGTTACTGGTCAATCAATCGACCAGGCTCAGTCATTGCGTGGGTTAGTCCTATTTACAAGCAGTCAAAGAAAGTATTCGATGAGTTCGAGAGAGCAACACAATCGAGTGGGTTGTTTGAGTACAATCGTTCTGAGTTGGTCATTCGTGGATTCGGTTCTGTTATACAATTCTTTTCAGGAGAGAGACCTGACAATATTCGAGGTAATACGTTCGATTATCTTATCATTGATGAGATGGCATTCACTCGACCTGAGTTATGGACTGAGGTACTACAAGCGACTGTATTAGTCAAAGGCAAAAAGGTTATATTCATTTCGACTCCGAAAGGAAAGAACCATTTCTATCAACTGTCATTGCAACACAACTATGATGACAGATACAGATACTTTCATTTTAGTTCCTATGACAATCCGATGATTAACAAGTCAGAGATTGAGTCGATAAAGCGATCATTACCTGAACATATATTCAAGCAAGAATATCTCGCTGAGTTTCTCGACAACAGTTCAGGACTGTTTAAGAATGTGAGTGGTAACACAATCGAGTCGAGTGCTGATGCATCAGGCAAACTATATGGTGGACTTGATATAGGACGAGCTGATGACTATACTGTTTTCACGGTTGTAAATAGTTCTAATCAGATGGTATATGTTGAGAGATGGCGACACGATGACTGGAGTAATATCATAGACAAGGTTGCGACTCAAATCAAAAAGTATCGAGCATTGACATATGTCGAGGTAAATAATCAAGGAGATGTATTCTATGAGATGCTGAAAAAAAAATGCGGAAACTTAGTCGAGCCATTTGTCACAACAACCGCAACCAAGCCGATTATGATTGAGGACCTCGCAGTTTGTTTTGAACAAGGAACAATAAAGGTTCTGAATCAGGGGTGGTTGATTGACGAGCTTGAGTCGTTCACTTATGTGTACGATCCAAAGACAAGGAAAGTAAAGTACTCAGCACCGAACGGAGTTCATGACGATGGAGTCATGTCTTTGTCACTTGCGGTTCAATCTAGAAAGAATTTATCAATGAAAGGTCAATATACAATA